TCGTCGAGGCACTGACGGCGCTCGTCCTGAAGCGCGAACTGGATCGTGTTGAAGCGGCGCAGGGCCTCGTCGTGGATGCGTGCGAGCTTCGCTTCTTTCGTCTCGGCCATGTCTCCCCCGTATCACCGACGCCAAGCGTGCGCCACGGGTTGCGGCGGCTGGAGTTGCACGGGCTTCGCCGCCTGCACCCGGCGCGCGCCCTCGCAGGCGTAGCGCAGGGCGTCGATCACGTGGTTGTCGCGGTCGTCGAGCACCGGAAGCACCGCGCCCGTTAGCGGGTCGGCCTTGTAGCTGTACAGCGTCAGCTCGTCGATGAGGTGCACGCAGCGCGGGTGCACCACGATGTCGTGCGACTTCAGCCACTCGACGCCTTCCTCGAGGCTGCGCGGCCCCTTCACCGCGGGCATGATCTTGGGGAAGCCATGCCGCCGCATGTGCGCAATCGTCTCCGGCCTCGCCGAGTCGGCGACGATGGGCCACGTCTCCGAGCCCGGCACCGTCAAGAATAGCGCGGGCGTGTCGACGATCTCGACGCCGACGCCGTACGCCTCGAAGTCGACGTAGAGCGTCCGGCCTTCGACGTAGCAGCGCACGAGCACCGTCGGGTCCACCGCAAATCCCCAGTCTGCGCCGAAGCGAATGACCGCATCGCGCGGGGCTTCGAACTCCTCGACGCGCCAGTTCTTGAACACGCGACGCTCCGAGTTGCGCAGGTACTCGCCTGCCCAGACGTGCCGGAACTTGTCGGGGTCGCGGCGCTTGTCGTACTCGAGCTCGGCGCGGAGAACTTCGGGGAACCAGGGGTTCGCGTCATAGTTGACGGTCACGAGTTTCGAGCGAGGCGGCATCGTCTCGCCGCAGAACATCGCGTCGACGGGATCCGTTGCGGCCTTCGGGTTCCAGCTGAAGATCAGCTGCGAGCCCGGCTGACGGATCGTCGGGATGAGTACGTCGAGGCTCGCCTGCGAGACGCTCTGCGCCTCTTCAATCCAGCAAATCGTGATGCCTTCCATCGACTTCACCGAGTCGACGTTCGTGCGAAGGCCTGCGAAGAGGAAGAGCGACCCGTTCGCCCCGCGAATCTCCGTGTCGGTCGACGTGAAGAACGCGCGAAGGCCCGCGCGCTCGATCTCGTCGTCGAGCAGGCGCTTGACCGAATCCTTGATCGACTTCTGAATCTCGCGCGCGCAGAGGATGCGGTGCGGCTTCTGCGCCGCTCGGAGTACGAGCGCCGTCGCGATGCTGCGCGACTTGCCGCCACCGCGACCGCCACGCACGGCGATGTTGCGCGGCTCCTCGTCGAAGAGCACCGAGGCCCAGTCGGGTAGGCTGACGGATCCGCTCACCGAGCCGCCCCGCGTTGCTGGCGCCAGGAGGGGCCGTAAACGCGTCGCGCCGCCCGCTGCGTCACTTGTCCCCCGGCTTCACGAAAGACACCGTAACGGCGGCCTGGAGCGGCGCGGATGCGTCGCCAGCGACTTCGAGGCGCTCGCCGTACTTGCGCGGGGCGAGCTTGCTAAGCAGCCACTTGCGCGTGTCGACCTGGAGCCGATGCTTCTGGATCCACCCGCCGTCGACCTTCCCGTCGGGGCCAAGCGGCGGCGGCTCGTCGGCGATGTCGGCGAGCTCTTGCGCCATGCGTTCGACGAGCGTTTCCCTCGCGCGCGCGTACTTGACGGCAAGCGCGTCGTCCGTCGCAACCCATTCGGTCCAAGTGCCCCAAGGAACGCCAGCGGCCTTCGTCGCCTTGTACGCCGAAAGCCCCTTCGCCATGCCGTCGAGCACGGCGTCGATCTTCGCGGCCTTCGTCGCTGGTGTGTTGCGCTTACTCATTGTTCGCCTTCGGTTTTCTTAGCACGCTTCGCCATGTCTGGCGTCACGAGGTCATGCCATCGCTTGTGGCAACTGCGGCAAAGGTCGGCAATTGGCCACGATTCGCACTCGTCGCCGAACAGATGCCGCGGCGCGAAGTGATGGCGCTCGGTTTCGATGGCGCCGCAGACGACGCAACACGGCATCTCGTCTCGGTACCGAGCGCGCGTCTTCGTCTCGACCTCCGGCACGTCGTAGCCCGATGACCAGATGGATTCCGCCGTCGCGCGCTTCTCGTACTGCGCCGACACGTTGCCGCAGGCCGTACAGACGTACGGAAAGACGGTCGACCCGCTCATCGTCTTCGCGTGGGCCAAGTAGTGCGTATGGCAGTCGCACTCCGTGCACGACTTCGGGCTGAGTGTTTCGAATCTCATGAAAGCCCTTTCAGGCGCTTTCGCAGCGCGTTGAAGAGCTCTTTTCGGTTGATCGACATGATCACCAAGTCTTTGCTTCGCGCGATCTTCTTGCCGTCCCATCCAAGCCAGTAGTTCGCCTTCGCTTCGGCGTAGCCGTTGGCGGACACCTTGACCTGTCGCCACTTGGTTCCGTTGGTCGACTCCTTGCGCAAGAAGGCGACCCACTCGACACCATCGAGCACACCGAGCGATTCGAGCTCCTCCCATTCGGGGTCATCGAACATCGGATTTCCTTCGTACCTTCTCGTCATGCTTACCCCCTTAGCACTGTCCTATTCTCTTTCAACTCGTCTCCCTCGCGCATCATGGTCGAGCGCCGCTGCGCGTAGCGTAACGCGTAACACCCCCTTACATAATAAAGGGGGGTAGTTACGTCGTTACGTCTTACTCTGCGCCATGCCCCCGGTAACTTTACGCGTAACGTTACGCTCACAAAACAAGCGTTTTTCCTACACTTCGAAAAGTTACCTTGCGTTACCATGTCAACTTATGACAAGTGTTACAGCGTAACACCATGCAGAGTGCACCGTTACGCGCCGTTACCGCGGCCTTTCGCTGCGAAGCGCAAACCGTTTGCGTGCTCGCCCTCGACCATCCGCCACCCGTGTTCGTGCGCTTCGATGGCCCCGCCTTCGAGGAGCTGTTGCACGAACTTGCCTCCGTTCGGCTTCACCGTCTGCTTCGCGGAGCTCTCGCGCATCCCGTTCTCGACGAGGTAGGCGACGGCAGCGGAGCGCGAGAGGTACGGAAGGCCGTCTCGGAATTCAGCGCCAGCGGCCCACCATGCGGCCTCGTACGTGCGCCGCGCCTTGTCGGTCGGGCTCGGCTTCTTCGCGCGTCCTTGGGCCTGCTGCGCGTCGCTGTCGCGCACGAACACCGCCCCCTTGATCTCCTCGCCATCCTCGTCGACCCACCCGAGCGCGACGGGCTCGAAGCGCCCGAACATCGGCGACGGCGCTTCGGCGTCCTTCATCTTCACGCACGAGAGCTCGATGGTGCCGTCGTCGGCCTTCGACACCATGATGGAAGCGTCGAGCGACGCCTTGAACGCGCTCGACCCACGCGCGCGCCCCTTGGCCCCTTCGCCGTGCCCGACGTGATGGTTCAGCACGACCGCCGAACGAAGCGCGGAGGCGACCACGTTGGCCGCGTTGAAGAAGTTGCGCACGTCGCGCGCTGCGTTTTCGTCGCCGGACATGTGATTGTTCACCGTGTCGATGACGACGATCACCGAGTCGGCGTCGGTGAGCTCGCGCACCGCCGCGATGATCTGCGCCGCAGCCGAGGCCGAGTCGAGGTCGATGCCCTTGTTCGAGACGAGCAGGCTGTCGAGCTGCTCGACGCCGTGATGCTTGCACCACGCGGCGACACGCTGCCGGATGCCGTAGTTGCCTTCGCCGGCGAGGTAGACGACGACGCCGGGCTTCGTGCGCTGGCCCATCCAGTCGCGCCCCGCCGCGATGCTGCACGCCATGTCGAGCGTCACGAACGTCTTCCCCGCGCCGCTCTCGCCGAAGACCATCGTCGTTCCGGATGCGGGCACCCATCGCTTCACCGCCCACTCGAGCGGCGCAGGCTGCGAAAGGAAGCTCGTCGCGCGGCTGAAGAAATACTCGCTTGGCGCCTTCGCTTCGACGAGCGCGAGGATGTCGCGGGCGATGTCGTCCCCGAGCGCAGCGTTCGCCGCTACGTCGTGTTCGACTTCGTACCGTGACGCCGAGTGCACGAGCTGCCGGAGCTCCGAGGCCGGGAGCGGCACGTCGCAGCGCGTTTCGTTCGTCACGCTCAGCGCGGCGAGGATCTCCGCCTCGCCCATGCCGTAGCGACGCATCACGCCTGCGAGGGAGTGCAGGCCGTTGTTTCGGTTGCCCGTGATGAGCGAGCCGTCGCCCGTGAGCGCTACCGGCTGGCGACGCTTCGCTTCGATGCCTTCGAGCCACCGGGCGGGGATGCCCATCGGCGCCACGCCCTCGAACGGGTCCGAGCTGAGTTCCCATCGGTATTCGCGCCCCTCGATGCGGCTCGGGAAGGCGACGAAGTAGCGGCCATCGGAGAGAAGGTCGATGCCGTCGCGTAGTTTGCACGACTTGACGCCTTCGACGTACGCGGCGAGGTAGTGCTGACCACCGCCCGCGGTGAGCTGCACGGCGCCGTCGGGCTGCGCGCCCCGCTCGTCCGTCCACGCGGACCAGCTATCGTCACCGCCGTTGCGCGGGTCGATGTCGAACACGACGAGCCCCGAGGCCGCGCCGCAGGCGATGCCCACGTTCCGGTCGTCGTGCCCCTCGAACCATCGGCGAATCGTCGCCTCGTCCGTCGTCGCGTCGTTCACCCCGTGCTGCGTCGCCGGGAGCTTCCCGTTCGGCACGATGGGGAGAACGGGCCAACCCCACGAGGCATAGGCGAGCGCTGCTTCGAGCGGCGTCACTTGCGGGCCTCGAGGTAGTTCGAGAGAGCGACGAGCGTCGCGTGCTTCGGGTTCGCGTTCGCCCCGCTCCTGATGCGCGCGATCGAGTTGACGTGCAGCCCCGTCGCCTCGGCCACGATGTCGAGCCTCCGGTCGGCGAGCCGTTCCTTGATTTCTTCGAGCGTCAACATGGTTCGAGTCTCCTGCGGCGCATCCTACCACTGTTCGTAGTCTACAGCGCAAGAAATAAAAAACGCACGTCGATGTCGATTTACTTCGACAACGGGAACGCACTCGCGTACAAACAACACATCGCCCGAACGGAATCACCCGACCGAGGCGAAGAAAGACCGAACGATGATTCTCGAAGCCGCCCCCGCCGAACTCTTCCCCGCTCGCGTTGCCGCCATCGCTGCCGCTCGTGATGCGCGCCGCGCTGCTGGTGAGGCGGTCGCCAACCGCAAGGACGACTCCAACATCGCGCAGCTCATGAAGGCGTTTTACGACGCCGTCGAGGCCGAGTGCGCGGCCCGCGGCATCAAGTTCGACCGCGGCGCCTACTGAGGCGCACCCGGCACCGCCCATGAGGGAGAAGCGGGGCTCGATGCCCCGCCGGTGCACCAAGATCGAAACGAAAGGAAGGCAAAGATGAACCGAACCAAATTCAACGCCATCGTCCGCAAGAGCCACGTTCAGCAGGGCTACGAGTGCCCCGATTGCGGCCACCGTGGCGGTCACGAGGCTGGAGTCGATAACCTGTTTCGCTGCCGTGACTGTCGCTCGATCTGGTCGAGCGACGACTACGCGCTGAGCAACGAGGAGGCATCCGCTTTGGAAGACGCCTGCCGCGCAGCGTAATCATTAAGCCCCGCCCCATGAGGGCACGCGACGCTCGATGCGTCGGCGGGGCTCCCCGACAAACCCGAATCACCGGACCCGTCGGAGAAAGCAATCACATGGCAATCAGCATCAAACGCACCCGCGAAGCGCACGCGAACGGGGTCAAGCTCCTCGTCTTCGGCGCGGCTGGCGCAGG